AGATGCAAACTCTACATTTGCATTGAATACAGACTTACCTGCGATGACAAAGGTATTCGATAAAGTTACCGCATTTCTAAGGTTTGTAGTTCCGACTACATTGAGGTTGCCGTTTGCATTGACATTTGTAGATACCCCAAGAGTCTTGAAGACTCCAGATCCGCCATTAGTGGTGTCTGACCAGACAGTTCCCCACTTGCGTGTTGCAGAACCTAAGTTGCCCGCCGCGTCTGTTTTTGGAATGAGTGATGTAGAAACACCTTGACCTGCAGAAGTTCCGATTTTTAACTCATCGATATTTCCGATACCATCAATCCACAAGTTACGGAACCTACGATTCGGCGCACCCAAGTCTAATTGGTCGTCATATCCAGATTCTGGTAAGATGTTACCAGTCGTAGAAATACCACCAACCGTCGCGTTTGCAGTAAATAAAACCTCACCCGTAGACTTGACTGTGAATACTGTACTGTTTGAGGAGTCTGCAATGATGAAGTTTGAGTCTCCGTCATCATCTACAAGATTTAAGTAAACATCGGATTGTCCGATTGCGCCTGACGCAAGATAGAACTTTGCGCGATCAACTCCGTTTGTTAGGATCAATGCAGGAGAATCGTTATTGTCACTGAAGTCTGTGTTTGCGCCAGATAAGATAATGTGCGCCGCATTAGAAGATAGATCGGTGAGGTCTCTTAGTGTCAGTGACTTAAACTCAAGAACATCATTCTGAGTTTGTTGTCTTAAGAACTGACCTCTGTTGCCTCCAGTCATACGAATTCTGGAAACATCTCCAAGGATAATTCTATTTAATCCAGTCGTAACAAAGTTGACATTACCCTGAAAAATAGTGTTAGAAGTAATTGACAAAGAATGTGCGTTGATGGAAGTGTTTGAAAGTATCTCTAAAAACCCGCCAGGATCAGATGTGTTGCCAGATCTCAATGTGTCTGTGCGCAACTCCGTGGAACTGAATGTTCCTTCGATATGACCATTTCCTGTCGCGACTCCTCCACGATTCGCGTTACCTGCACGAGAAACTGTTACAACATTGTTACTAATAACCGTTGCGGCAAAGTTCGTGTTTAAACGCCAACTGTTGAAATTGTCATTTAAATTGGTGTTTGAAATTGATACTGTCATTTACTTTTCTCTGCAATGAGTTGAGTTAAGAGAGACTTAATCTCATCGATATCATCTCTCATTTGGTCTAGTTCTTTTTGTTTTTTACTTTCAATTTCTCGTCTCATTCTATATCTTTCTAACGATGTTAAATCAGTATTTAACACCGCGTTAGTTTCTGCGTCTCTTACGAGATCCTCATTATCAGCAATTTTATATTTCGTCATTATTTCTGTAGTGCAATTGCTCTCATATCTCTTACTAAAGGAACAATGTTTGTGCCTTGACTCGTCAAAACAATTTTAATTGCAAATGTTTTGTAAGAATGATGTACCGAACCGTCTCCGGACTTGTAAGATACAATCTCATCTCTTGAAGTATTTAGTCTCGCGTGAGAGTTTGCATTAAATAAAAATCCTTGTCCGTCTGTGTTTGCGGAGAACCCATATTCATATTCAATGTAATCATTGCGGTCAACAGAATCTGAAACAATACTTGAAGGCGTTTGTCTCGTCAAAGGCGTAAAGTCTTTTTCATTGATGCCTTCGGAGTCGCCTGGATTGAGAACCCTTGCATAGACCTTTACATCCGTTCCTGCGGGTTTCCACGCATTGACAAATACTTTGAGATCTTCTGCTTCGTTTCCGAGTGCGAGTTCTACAGGTTTAGTAATGTATCTACACAATGCATTACCAACCTCTAAGTGTTCTCCTTCTGCGTCATTGTTAATGACATTGTTAACAAGAAGTGCATTCGTTCTTGTGGTGTCAATGACTGGAGACACGCGCGGATCGGTTGTTCCAAATTGTCCTTTTAACAATAGAGACTTGTCAGATCCGTTTACAGGAGACAAACTATTTTCATTTGTTTTTGCAAATATTTTCTTTTCGGAATCAAAGAAACTGTTTTCATCTTCAATATCAATAGGGGTAAATGTTGTTGAAATTACGCCCGATGAAGATGTAGTTCTTGCTTGCCAAGAGACACTTGTGTTTGCATATGTTAGTTGAGGAACCTTCGGAATCAGGGTGTTCATTGCAGAATCATTGACCGACGCAAGAACTGCAGACGCACCAGAAATAGAACCAGTAATAGTGTCTCCGTCCTCAAATCCGCCTGTGGATCGATCTAGATGTATTTTCTGTTTATCAGAATCAATAAATGTAATGAATCCGTTAATACCGTTTCCAGCATCACTGACCACTTTTTCTCCAGTATTAAACTGTCCGTTAATTGTGTCATAAGTTAAAAACTCAACGTCATCGTTTTCTAGATAAACATCACCGGACTGTGTTGTAAACTCTGCGCGATACAACTTAAACTTCAAATCTTCAGACTGAATAGGCGAATAAGTTCTATCGTTTGCAGATGTAAACAATACTCCAGATGCAGGTTGTTTATGAATCAACTCTCCGGTCAAGGTATCTGTACCACCAAGTTCTCCTGTCCAAACTGCATACTCATCACTGTCACCGCCGGGCATAATGACTATCGCATAATCTTTGTTGTTTTCTAAGAAAACAGGAGAATCAAATACAAACGGCGTAGGAATATCCGCAACGTTAGGATCAACCTCAACCTCACTTGGATTTAATGTCTTCGATGAAAATGGAACAATTTCCTCAGATGGGAATCCGTTAACCACTTCTCTCAATTGTACGGTGACAGGTAAAGTACTAGACTTTTTACCGAAGAATAAATCAAGTTTAGTGATAAACACACCTTGAGAATCATTAACACTCACGAAGAATGTTTGAGAGATCGGATCTCGTCTTACAGTTCTAGTACTCGTCAAAGTTCTGGTTCTTGAAACCTCTCGATCTGAGAACTGAGGAACTCGCATATTGATTGAAGATCCGCGTTGAGAAACACTCAACTGAATTGCGGTGTAGTCTCCGTGCGCAGATGTTGTAATCAAATCTGATTGTGTAATTGTATTCGCAACATCTTGCAAAGTAAATCTCTTGGTTCCGATTCTAAACTTCAGATTGTCATCGTTAGGAATTCTAAAGTTTGCGTAAACCGTACCAGACGCATCCGTTACCAAAGGTGAACCTGCGGATGCAGTGTTTGCGTGATTAGAGTCCGCAGGAGTTACATATTCAGATACTAATTCATCTTCAAAGTATGGATATACCCTAGTGTTCGGTTTCATTCGAACGCCAGTTACTTTAATAACTCTAGATCTAATGTAGTCTCTGACCGCGACATTGGTAACCATATTACCTAAATTAAAGGTTTCTGTCGATGGACTAATAGAAGTTGTGATTCCGTTCTGAATCTGTTCTGTCTGAGTTTCAGTAGTTACTCCGGTGCGCCACGCTGCGGTGACTCGACTTGTCTGCGATGTAGTAGTCCAGTTACCCCAGTCGGTTCCTGTAACTCCTGCGCGCGCAGCAAGGTCTTCAATCGCCGCATACATTCCGTCGAAATCCAATTGAATGTCTGGTAAGGTCGTAGTATCTGTACCATTATCCATCGGCGGATCGAGAATAACTTCACCTTCCCAATTAAAGGTAAGTTCTTGTACTGGGTTCCGCAATTTACTTGCATAGTTTTGATCAATAAAACTTACATCTTCATAATCTAATGTAACCAGATCTCCAGTCTTCTTAACAGAGTCGCTAGAAAGAATCGAATTAAAGGAAAGTCCGATATCATTTCTTTCAAACGTTGGTCTCAGTAAAGATTTGTTTCTATCAATCGCAGCGCGATAACCAAACTTAGTGGTATCTGCAACATTATGTCCATCGAAGTTATCTACTAAAAATCCATTTTTAAATCTGTCTAACCCAGACTGTCCGAAAATTTGTTTATTCTTCGCAGAGTTCTCCAGTGCATTCAATGAAGAATAATATTCTAAGTTACGAATTCTTAACTCGACTGACCGCAAGTCTTCCATCGTAAATCTTCTGTTGTTTTGAATCTGCAAACCAACTCGATAGTCAAATCGACCATTGTTCTTCGCAACGTGAGGCGACAACGATGGGAACACTGGTATATCCAAAATTGCAATAGTCATTGTACTAGGTCCGACCATCGGAACCTGTGGACTAATTGAAGGAACCCCTTTGACTACTTCAATTGCGCCTTCCTTACTGATTGTAATCGCATCTTTTCTAGGTAGATAGAACTGAATATCTGTCTGGAAGTTTGCATCGGGTGTAGGTGTGTATGCGCCACTTGGAGAGTCGATTGTAAACTCTGTGCCTACCGTAGGGTTAGTAGGTGCAGCAGATACCGTACCTGTAGATGATGGAGTCGCAGTATTTGTTTTAGATGGTCTAAAGTCGATAGAGTCTCTTAAATCAAAAGTCTCTCCTGTAGTTGGAGAAACGAACAGTGGAATCTCTTCCGTTCTAATTGCAGAGTCGTTAACGGTACTACTGTCATCAATAGGATAAGAGTCAACGGAATAAAATCCGATACCTGAAGATGTATCTCTTCCAAAATAATTAAACTCTACTAAGAGACCCACATCAACAAGTTGCGTTGTTGCGTCTTGACTCAATTCGATTGTAGAAGTATCATAAAATGAGTCCTTCATTCCACTATTCAAAACAAATTGATTTGTGATTTCTGGATCCGATGTACTGACTCCGGTAGGGGTTCCTTTATAAACTTTGACTATTTCATATGCATCAGGAACGCCTAGAGAGTATGGTCCGAATGGTCCGTTTGGATGTGTCGATGTATTAATGTGAACAAACCTATTCTTTAATACAGTCTTTCCACTCGCATTCGCATCAGATCTCAACAAATCAAAATATACCGATGCAGTGAACGAGTTAGTCAGGTTTGCCTGTTTTAACGCAATTTGATGTTGAGTAGATGTGGAATTGACTTCTCCATTAGATGATAAATCAAACACATATCCTTTAGGGAACTTAGTTTTGTGTGCGTGACCTAATCCACCGCCTGAGATGCCTGGATTTTCTGCGAGTTCGAGACTTAGGTTGTTAGTAATAGATGTAACAATTCCACTATATTCATTATCACTTTCATCAACAATTGTCATCATATCTCCGATCTGATACGATGACAGGAATGTAGTTCCAAATCCTTCAACAGTCGTTCCATTTACCAATACAACTTGACCTGTGTGGGGTGCAGTTTCTACAGGCTCTTTTGAGACTACAATGATGTTTCTTTCGTCGACATTAGTCAGTGGTGTTCCGGTATCATTTAATGTTTCCGTACCACCCGCGTGTGCGGCGTTTGCTGAGATAGTTGCGGCGCCTAATGCATCGAAGTTTACAGTTTTTTCAGTTCTAACCACAAACTGAGTATCGACATTATTATTTTCGTCTCTTAAGGTTTTTGTGCCTTTCTGAGTAAATGGAAAAACAAGTGTCTTCAGTGCAGACTCTTGAATTACTGCGTCTCCTGCAGCGTTCAAAACAATGTCCGCAATACCCGCACAGACATTACTTGGTTGGTAAACTGTTTTTACATCAGAAAAAGACTTATCAGAATCCATTTGAATATCAAACAAGTAGATTCTAAATTGACCTGAAGGGGATCCCATAACACCTGCGTGCCATTGGAATCCTCTAACTTTTGCAGTACCAATTTTACTTCCTTGTGGAGTTTGCGCACTAAAGTTTAATCCACTGATACTGGTGGATGATTGGTTATAAAACTCTACTTCTCTTAATCCTTGGAAGTCCCAACCGCCGGACAATTCATTGACAATGATATAGTTTCCAATCGCCTGTCCGATGACACGCGCATTTTTAGTTTCGATTTCTGACGCTTTGTCGAACTCTCTGACAACAGTTTCGTCAATAGAAATGCGGTTACCTTTAACATATGCAATGGATGGTTCGATTTCTGCAACCAGTTTATTGATGTCTCCGTCTTCGAAACGACCTAAGTTGTCATCTCTTTTTAAGTTTTCGCGAACGCGCACATTGAATGGTTCAACTGCAAAGTTTCCGTTTGTCTCAAAGATTCTATCTGCAACTAGGGTAGTTACTCCCGCAAGTTCTTCGTTAGTTCTTTGTACGATTAATCCGTTTTCAATGTTTGCGATTGAGAAAAATGTTGTAGTGTTTGCAGTGTCAGTTGTCAGTGCGCGGGTTGCGAGTGTTGGTTGCAGTTTTAATCTGTCTGCGCCGGGCGCTGCAAAGTTTGTTGCACCAGATGCGTTATCTAACAAAGAAGAATCTTCATTTGAATTAATTAAAGTTTCTCTGGTTTCAAAACCTAGTTTTTTGCTAGGTGTCGTACTATATTTTTCAATAATAATACTTTGCGGCGCAACTCTAACAAAATGACCTTTATGATAAATCACTCCATCGGTCACGGAACCTCTTAATCCAAATCCTGTTGCGTCAGTTTGAATTGTATTTGCAGCAACAATGAATTCGTTATTAGACCGTCTTCTTACAGTCAAAACTTCGTTTGTAGAAAACGACTTTGTCTCACCATCTGAACCTGAGTTTGTATACTTAACAAATGCAGTTAAGTAATTTGGTGCAGCTGCTTCAGATCCTTCTGCAACATCAATCAACTGCGCAGTCATACCACTAGTTTCGCCGGTAACAATTGCGTTCGCAGCAACTCCGGATTCTAAAAAGTCTCCTAAGATTAGTACCCGATTGTTTGCATCTTTATCTCTCAGTTTAACATAGTCAATTGTTTCTGTGGTAACACCAACTCCAGTTACGATCTTTCCGTCATTGACTACAGAATCTCCAAACCGTTCAATTTGGTTTTGAAGGATTGATTGTAGTTGCGTAAGTTCTCTAGCCTGAACTCCGAAGCCAGGTCTGAAAAGAACTCGATGAAAGTTCTTTCTCTCATCGAAATCGTCAAAATATGGACTTTGGTTCAGATTGGTTTCAATTGACATTTATCTTACCTTTAAAAATCGAGGATAATCTTAAAATCTTCTTGTTGTTCGGGATCTCTAGTCACCACTGCAACATTCTCTGTGAACAACACTTCTCCTGAGAATGTGTTTGCTTCGGGACCTTTGATTTGTTCTACAGTCGCAATTTCTGTTTCTGATGTACTCTTAAGAATAACATCGTCTTTTACGAAAACAGGTTTGTCACTGTAACTTTCCACATTATTTATGTACACTGTATAGAAAGATGGATCAGGTTCGGTCTCATCTTTTCTGACATAGACAATGTTTCCGTTTGCGCCTTGAACTGCATTTTTTAAAGAATCAAATCGTCTTTGAGTTGGAGACAGTTCAGTGACGAATTCAAGTTCTCCAAGTTCTGCGCGCAACCTAACTCTTTCGTTAGTGATAGTCTCTCTCACCTCAAGTTCGTTGACCGGATCGTCCCCATCCATTTGATTGTATGAAATGGTCAAACGACTCGTCAGTCTTAAAGTATCCGGAGAGTTAGATGTATTCGCGATACTCTCAACTAAGGTGTGATTGTTGTTTGCGTTTACTTTTAAAATCGGGTCTCTTAGAATTGATAATGTTCTAAACTCCGTATTAGAAGGAATGTATCCATTACCATTTGCAGACACACCTTCTTGACTTCCAAATTGAACATTCAGTGCAACTTTGTCGCCGCCTAGTTCGCGTACCGGATCTGACCCGTGACCTCCAACTGGAGAAATGATAATGTTTGCAGATGCGCCTGTACCGTTAACAACATTTGCGGTGATGAGTGCTTGCGCGCGGGTGTAGTTATGACCAGAGTCGATAATTGACACATTAGCGACACCGTTATTCTCATCAACGCGCGAATACGCCTTTGCACCAGACCCGTCACCAATGATTGTTACAGTCGGCGAAATAATGACTCGACTGTCTGTATTTGGAACTGTCGTAAATGCAGTATTGACTACCAAGGTTTTTGTAGACCCTGAGTAGTCAATGATTCTGCGCAGTTGTCCAGATCCAGTTCCTGAGATAATATATACTGAAGAACCGTTATAGATGTTATCAAGTGGAGACGCGTCAACACCAGATCCGCCACTAAGTCGAATGGTAAACTTTCCTCCCGCATCAACAACACCGTTTGTAACTTGCAAGTATTCTACACCTGCATCATTAACTTCTACGATTTCAATAGAACCATTTACTGCCGCTTGTTGTACTGCGAGTTGTCTATCAGATTCTGTAGAACCGTCGGTTACATTTAAGGTCTTGACAGGCATATGAACTTTTGTTAAAAACTTAGATGCATCACCAAGTGAAATGGTATACATATACTTCCAAGTGTAACCGTCAGATGTTGTAAAAGGTAGAGTTGAAAATCCTGATGGTTTTACTGTGGATTCTGCACCTTCGTTGTTGTAAAGACACTTGTAGACATTGTACTCATTTGTCATTACATAAAATGGTCTATCATACAGGTTGATGTCCCTGTCACGATACATCGAATACACAGTTCCAGGCGTCCAGTCATATCTCAATGTAACGTGACTAACATCTTCCGGAAAGATTCTTTTTGCGCCAATAAATTGACGTTGCGTTTCATACTGCAGATATTGATTACTATCAACTGGTTCAGAAGGCACAGGTTCATTTTCATATGCATTTACGTTTCCAATCGCAGCATAAAGTACCGCAGAGTTTTTTACATCTCTACCATCTTCTGCATTCAACTTTGTAATAAATGCGTCTGCGTTGGTGATTGATAATTCTTTTGTCGGTAGTTTATTTGACATTAAATAGACCCGCTTCGGTAGTATACGTTTGCAACTGCAATGTTAGAGTTTGCCCATGCAATGGTTAGATTTGCTTGGGTATCTGAGATTACACTATTTATAGGAATTGAATAGAACTTTTTATAATCATATTCAACAATCATTAGATCGCCGTTTGCAAAGTTCTGTTCAAATGTTGTTCCTGTACCTGTGACATCAAAAGATCCGTCAGTTAGTTCAACCGTACCCGCATACTTTTCGACAGAATTATTTGAAGAAACAACAACATCAATGTTTGTGTTGGACTGAGATCTAAACTTACCGAATAACGCTTGTCCTGCGGGATGCACTAGGTTTAACGCATATTCTTTGTATCTATCCAAAGAAACAGGAGAAACAATTTGATATGAGTATTCTTGATAGAAGTTACTATCCTGAATAAATCCTCTCAGTGAGTCCAAATGCGAACGAGTCGATGCATAATATCCTTCAGAATTAGAGACGCCTTCTACGGTAAGTCTTAGAGTTGCGGATGTTGCCTGCGGACGATTTGGCGTCTCGACAATCACAACCTCTCCGTCTTTATAAGAGAATCCTGAATCCAAAACTCTAACTTTACTGATTGCACCATTCGCACCTACGGTTGCAATAACATTTGCATTCTTACCTAGAACACCCTTATCTTCTACAAAGACAACCTTACCGGATGCGGTGTCAGAAACTGTTCTTGTGTCAATAGTGCCGGGCGTGTAACTTGAATCATAAATCTCAAAAGTAATCGTTGAGTTGTTTGCGTATGTTACGTTGCCAGGTTCTCTTTGCAAAAAGTCTTGCCAGACTCTGACTACGGTTTCGTATGTTCCGTTTGGATGTTGGATCACCGCAGGTTGCGGAGAATCTTTACCGCCTTTGACATCACCGGATGCGCCGGTAGAAGATTGAATGACTCTATCGTTTGTATCGGGACCTAAGAATTGAGAGTTACTTGAGTTCCAGTTAACATCATCAGATTGAACTGTTAAATATTGTTCGCCGATACCCAACAACGCAATGTCGCGTTCCTCGATATCAATCTTAGGCGCTTGTGAGAATCCTTCACCGCCGACAGGTAATGAAAGGTTTACGATAGATCCGAAAGTGGTTGCTTCGAAATTGAATGCATCAGATAATTTAGTATAGATGTTTTCGATTTCTGAGTTGGATGTAGTAAACACCACGTTACCAATAGATCCTGTAGAGTTGACCTTTCTGACAGATTCATTTTCTAAGAAAGACCCCATTGGACCTGACTCAAATTGACTGGTTAGGTTTGCAGAGTTATTTGCAGTGACTCTAAAGTTAACCAAGTCTCTTGCAGGACCAGAGTCTGGAGTATATGCACCAACAAAAGTTTGTCCTAAGTGTATGACGCGACCGAAAGTGTTTGAGGTTTCTCCGACAATTTCATCCCCAATAGACAAGGTTTCTCCAGACAAGATTCCGATTTGCATTGGATGAAACCCAATTACATTTGCACTGTAATCTGAAACTGTCCCAATCACTGGACCTGAATCGAGGTCAATGGTCACTTGTTCGGAAGTCTGGAATCTAAGATGTGTATCTACCTTCAGTGTTGTATCGCCGTCAGTGAGAGTTAATACGTCGGTTACAATTGCATTTGCACCTGTAGTAGAACCGTATAAAGAATCTCCCACATCAATTTGCGCCGTGTTTGCGATTCTTAAGACGCAGTTTTCATTATCTCGAAAATCAATCTCTCCTGATTGGTTTTGTTCTCTGAACCCATAATCAACCGCAGAGAGTTCGACATTTGCAAATGTTACCATCTGTCTTGACACACCATCTTTCGATGGTGCAGAAGGCGCTTTGGGACCGTATATTGTATTTGCGCCGATCAGGTCGGTATTGATCGAGATTGCAAAACGATCTACAATATCGCCTTGAGATAAGATAAATGATGCGGGGAGTGCGCCGTCACCTCCGGTAAAGGTAATAACAGAACCATCAGGATCTGTTGATGGCGTATAACCGGAACCGCCCTCCTGAATTGCAAATGTAAGTACTCCGCCAAAGTTTTCGATATCTGTTACGACAATCTTTGCAAACTCGCCGAGGTCATTCGAAATGAGATCAAATGTATCTCCGATTCGATACTCGCCGCCTGGAGATATGATTTCTGTATTTGCAATACCAGTTTCAATTAAGGGTGCGTGACCAACTCCTGTGTTGTCACTTAACAGTCTAATTGGTTCCAATTGCGCGAATGTGCCTTTCACGTTAGACACGATAATCTGCATTAAGTCTCTACCGCGAATGTTTTTGCGAATGATGTCTTCAACTAACGCTTCGGACTTGGACTCTTGACCTTTGATAGTTTTTCCGATAAACTGATATGTCGCAGGATCATAACTAGAGACCAAGTACCTGTCGAGTCTCCAGTCCCCATCAGAAACTTTGAGAATCTGGTCTGCGGGAAACTCAACATCAATTTCTTCATTGTACAGTGTGCGGAATAGGAGTCTATATGATGCAAGGGTGCCTCGCGATCTATTAAACTCGCGAATGTACTTAATCATAATTCGTTTGTCCGCAAACACTTCAAACGGAACAGACGGTAGGAATGTGTTAATAAAATATTCTAGATATTCATCAATTGTGGTGTTGACATCAGAGTAAGACTTGAGGTTCCGAACTGCATCGGTCATCTTGCCTTGTTCTTCAAGGTATGCGTAGTACGCTTCGATGAACGCAAGAAACTTCGGGCCCTCTTCTTTGTAGAAGTCCGGAAACTGATTCTGTACTAAAGATGAAATCTTATCAATGGACATTAGATTGCTTCACCGATTAAACTGATAGTCGCATCTTGAGAGTTCATAATTAAAATTTGTTCGCGAACCGGAATCACATCAAGTCTGTCAGGTTCTGCAGAAACTTTCATTTCAATCCCAGTAAATGCAGTCGGCGCAAAACTATCTACCGTTATCAATCCTGCGTCATAGTCTACCGTTCCAGTATCAGAAAGAATAATAGTCTTTTGTTTTTCTTGGTTAAATCTATAGATCCGAACCTTTCCATTTCCATCGTCATCTAAAAATGCAGAGAAACCTTGGAAAGAAAACTGAGTCGAGTTTAATGTGTTGCGTTTAATTGGGTTGTTAAAGTTAAACACAACTTTTTCTGCGCGTTGAATATTTGGAGTGATTCTTTTTTCGAGTGTGAGGGTTGCTTCGTTGTTAAGAATGACCCCTGTACGAATGTTATCTAACGCACGAACAAAACGAGAGTATCTTAATCTGTTTCCAAATCTTTCAAGATTATTTGTTGAAAAGTTTGCGATTGTACTACGAATTTGACTCTCGATTTCTGATGTAGTGTCAGTTGTTTTGGTCAAATCGTAAAAGGTACGAACACTTGGAACGATAAATGTGTAGTCCGCGTCGATAAACACAGGGTCAACCGCAAGTGGAGTTCTGTCTACAATTGAGTCTTTTAACTGTTGTTTTCTAGACGCAGTCGTAAATTGTTCTGCAAATGGTTTGACCGCAATAAACACTTTTCCAAACTGAGGCGGATTCGCATCCTGTCCTCCGAATGCAATGACTGATTGCAGGTCTGGGTTCTCTGCGAGAAGAATGCGAGAATAGTCTTCATTAATAATCGCACGGTTCTGCGTTTGATAATTTCTAGGTGCGTTAAACTTGATGGAATCAATTGTTTCTTTAGGCCTTCCTCCACGCGCACTTGAGTTTACCGTCAACTGCGCAGCATCATAACTTTCACCAACATTCAAAGTGTCGACTGAGAATGCGGATGCGCCATTGGTTTCTTCCCCACTGCAAACAAGATAGTCGACGATTAGAATGTTACCGTTACGAAGAGACTTACCAAGAGAACCAGAACCAAAAACCAGTTCATATTTACCTTCGTATGCCTCTTCTAAAAAATATATTGGAGTTGTTGCAAAAACTTGACGGATGTCTGTTGCTTGGGTGAACTCTGTGAGGGTAGTGTCTGTGTCAGACTCTTGAACGAATACAGTAAGACTGGTAAAGTCAACACCCTCATTCGGAATAATGAACCGTTGTTTGCGGTCGCCAGAGACGACGAAACGATGTGTGAGGGGTACCCCCTCTTTAATTTCAATATCCCGCGAGAAGTTGTTATTTTCGTTCACAACAGTATATGCACGAGGTGTTACATATGTGTACTGCACATCGTCAATGGTTGTGGTAAACTTAGAGTTCTTCGGAATTGTAAACTGAGAGGTTGTTGGGTCGATTCCAGTGAATGTAACATTTATGTTTGCGGTTGCGCCGATTGCAGAAACTGGAACATATCCAAGTTCTTTTGCCTTGGAGACGACAGATTCTCTCTGTTGTGCGGTATCCAAGAACATTTCATTCGCAAGCATATTCACATAGTATGAGTTGTAATGTGTGTTGTATGCGAGAACATCCAACAATGTAGAAATTGCGGAACCCTCAAAATCATAATCTTGAAACTCTGTCTGTGTTGACAGAAAAGATTTTAGATTATTTCGGATATCTTCAAAGTCTAATTCTGTAACTCTTAAGTAACTGTTTGCGGATGTTGCCATTATCGGACTCTTTCTAAAATTACATCTAATACTACGGGATTTGGATCGTTATTAACAAAAAATGCAACAGAGACAGTCAACGCGTTGATGTCAGGTCTTTCCTCAATCAACACTTCAATTAACTCTGCGCGAGGTTCGTGATTTGCAATGACCTCGCGAATCGCATTTTCCATTTGTTGTTTCACCGGAGGGGTGAATAGTTCAAACAAATAATAACGAATAGAACATCCAATGTTTGGTTTGAATGGTCGTTCATAAAAGTCTGTCAGAATCAGAGACTTGACTGATTGTTTAACTGCTTCTCTGTTTTGTTTTCTTGACAATTTGTTCGTGACTGGGTGTTGCACAAACGATAGGTCAAGATCACTAAAAATTGAATCTGCCATGTCTCTTCTCTGAATTATTGGTTTACTATTTAGTCAGAGTTTTTAATATTCTGAATCTCTGCGCGTCTTTCTTTACAAAGTTTTGTAATTTCCGCAAGCGCCTTACGCGCGCGTGTGCCTGCGGCCTTGTTTCCTTGTTCAAATTTTTCACTTTCCATCTGGTAAGTTTCAAATAATCCTACTAGTGCTTCATGATTTTTCATAAAAACCTCTTGACATATTGTTGTTAAATTTATATAATTAATTTGTGGTCTTTCAGATACTACTTTCCGATAAAGACCGTTCCAGAACCAGTTTCAATCTTATCTGTTCCTGCACTGTTGGTATCAAAGTGCGATCCAGTTCCTGCATCTCCGGTATCTGCAGTATCACCAAGACGCGCAGCTGCCCATGCGTCACCGTTGTCTCTATTTAAATAGATGCGTTTTGCATCAATACTGACATCACCTTTTACATCTACATCCCAGTTTCCGTCAATAATCATTCTGACATCTCCGGATACATGTATGGAATCATCGTTTGCAACCACTGTATATCTGTCTCTGACAATGTGCGTAGAGACTGTACCGTCAGGATGGACTTGATAAAAAGTGCCTGATTTGTGCAGTTCTCTAATTCGTTCAGAATCTGGCGTATCATCGTATTCCTTAACATGACCACTAACACTTTCCATAACACGATTGAACGGATACTCTGCGGCGTAAGGGTCTTCTGGTTCATTGATATCACCATCAGGTTCGTATGGTTTTGTCTGTTCGCCTCTCGCGAGACGATTGACATCAGACTCTTTTGTGTATCTTGGGTAGTTTTCATCGGGGTCGTTGAAACCAATCGAACCATCTACACTTTCGTATGGCGCACCCGCAATTGAACCAATAACTAAAGGTTCCTGTGCACGTTCTCCGTCAACAAAGATGCCAAAGACCCAAGACCCCTGCACCAATCCAGACGGGGTTTCTCCGACGCCTGACACTGATGCGGAATCTGTGGGTGATAGTACGATTGCCCAAGGAAGGGAGTCGGTAGGTATCTGAGATTTATCATCTGTATGATATCCGTAACACCTTACGCGAACCCTTCCAATTTGAATGGGGTCGTTAATATCTTCGACAACACCGAAAAAGAATACGGTGTGTTTCCCGATAAAATGTTTCATCCAAATAATTTCTTAGACTTTTTTGACTTCTTAGGTGCAGTTTCTTCTAGGACTTCTTCGTGTTCAGGTTCATTAATTTCCTGCAAGAACTCAGTTTCTTCAACCACCTCTTCTTCTTGTACTACGGGTTCAACAACCTCTTGAATGAACTTTTTGTCTTTCTTAGGTAACGGCATTTTACTCTCCTTTATTGTTTAGGTATATCGATCTGACGCAGTGCATCCTTAGGCACATTGTCTTCAATCCAATTATATACTTGTTTTTGAATCGACGATTCTTTTTCAAACTTTTTGCCTGACTTTTTGAGTGTGACATAGGTAAAGTCTTTGACCACAATTTTTCCTGACCCACTACCCTTAATTGGTTTACCGTCTTTGTCACTAAATGGAATTGTATTGCGACGGTTATTAAGAATAACTCGCACCTCACCATCCACACCACGAGGAAGTTTTCCTCTAATGATGTTAGACATAGTTTTTGATGCGCCGACATGAGTCTGTAACAAGATGTCATCTGGAACAACTCGATCTCGTTCTTGGTTTGCCTTGACTGCGACATAGTAATCAGTCAATACCCAAGTAACATGAATATTTTTTGAGTCGTACCCTAATGCAGTCAACATCGGCATCATTTCTTTAATGTCGTCGATTTCTTTCAATGTCACATCAAACATCAGATTGGGTAATGTGTCTTTTGATTTGGATTGAGACACTGACTTTGCAAGTGCAAGAAGTCTTTTGTCCTTGACGCCAGAATCCTTAACCATCATATGCAGTTTAAATACATCTTCAGGATTGCGTAAGTTCATATCAAGATCGCGAACTTTGATGAATAACTTCTTGAGTTCGTCTACATCAAAGACTTTGAACTTATCTGCTTCCATAAAGTTGTTTTGTGCAAATCCTTTACCG